ACAACCAAAGCAGGTAACAAAGATGTTTTGGCAAACGGCAATGAGATTATAAAGACAGCAAATCATTTCATTATAATCTTGAGTGATAAACCAGAAAAATGTTTGATGACTATGAAATCAACTCAACTTAAAGTTAGCAGAAACTGGAACTCAGTTTGTGATAACGAGACTGAGATAGATCCAAAAACAAACAAAGCTGTTCCAGCTCCTATGTTTTCAAGAGTGTATAAAATTACATCTGTTGAGAACTCTGGAAGTTTTACTTGGCATGGTTACAATATTAACTTAGTTAAAAAAGTAGACGACGTTAGCGTTTACCAAATGGCTAAAGATTTTTGTGGCTCTTTGAAAAACAGTCAAGCTAAATCAGCGGCTGAGAACCCTGAGTCAAATTACTAATTCTTCTTTTTAAGAAGATAGGGGCGGTGAAGGGAGACGGGATCCGCCCCGCCCGGGATCTTTATGGTTAATGACTTTATAAAATTATTTACTGGATACCAAGGTGACTTTGGTATAGCCGACATGTCTTCGGCACAATTGGACACAGACAAAAATAAACTCAAACCAAACTACGAGTGGGCTGGTAGACCTATCACACAAGGTGATTATAAAGATCACATTGAGGGTAAGATATCAATTGGTATACAACCATGCAGACTAGATAAAACAGTTCAATTTGGTTGCATTGACATAGACTCAAAAGACTATGCTAGTTTTAAAGTAGAAAATTATCTAGCATTGTTTCAACAATTTAAATTACCACTAGTGCCATTGTTATCTAAGAGCGGAGGACTGCATTGTTATTTGTTTTTAAAAGAACCGATACCAGCTGTCGATCTGATCTCGGCATTGAAATCTTTTCTCCTGCCACTTGGATTAGATCCTGACACAGAGGTTTTTCCAAAACAGAAAGAATTAAAGGAAGATGACAAAGGAGAAATAAAACCAGGTAACTTTATAAACCTACCATATTATAATAACGGCAGCACAAAAAGATATGCGATCGACAAGGACAATAACAAATTAGATTTAGAAAAATTTATAGAAGTAGCTAATGAAAATAGAATTGGCAAAAAAGAATTAGAAAAATTAGTAGACGAAACTTACAGAAATATTTTGATAGGAACAGACCCAGAGTTTGAGGATGGTCCACCATGTCTAGCTTTGTGTTCGAAAAGAAAATTAGATGATGGTAGAGATAGATTTATGTATAATTACATGGTCTTTGCAAAAAAGAAATACAAAGATAAATGGCCAGATCAAGTTGCAAAAGCAAACTATAGTTACCTAGAAGACCCATGGGATAAAACAAAATTAGATTCTAAGATAACAGCATGGAAAAAAGATACTGCAGGTCATACATGCTATGAGGATCCAATACAAAGTAAATGTATGCGTACACTTTGTTTCTCAAGACCGTTTGGTGTTAAGTCTGATAGTATCACAATGTTTCCAGATATTACAGACTTTGAGATTATCATGTATGCAGAACCTGAATATAGATTTAATGTTGTATTACCGGATGGAACCAAAGAGGGTGTTGTTGCAAATCACAGAAGATTGATAACAAAACAAACAGAACTACTAGATCTTATATGGGAACAGACAGGCATATATCATGAGCCATTAAAACCAAAAGATTTTAGAGCTAAACTTACAGAACTTAGAAAAGGTTCTACCAAGATATCTCCACCAGCAGGCACACAGATAGAGGATAGATTAAATGAAGAATTATATCAATATTGTGTTAATGGACCAAGAGCAAAACAGAGAATACAGATAAACAGTGGATCTTGTTTGACAGAGGATGGTCATCATTTCTTTAGATTTAATTCTTTCATAGATCATCTAGGATCTAGTTGGAAGATACCAGAAGAGAGAATAGCACAAAAATTAAAAGACAAGTGTCAAGTTGAGTTTAATCATTCACTGAATGTAGATGGTAAAACAATCAAGGTATGTAGACTAAAACAATTACATATAGATAAGATAGAATACAAACCTGTAGAGAGAAAGGAGAGTAACTATTAATGAGATATAAGGTGGTGGGTCCTCCAGGCACAGGTAAAACAAGAAGACTATTAAATGAGGTGCAAAAATATGTGGATAAGGGGACGCCTCTTAATCGTATAGGTTACTTTGCTTTTACTCGTAAGGCAGCAGGTGAGGCAAGAGATAGATTTTTAAAAATAAAAACAGAACTTACAAAGAAAGATATAAAATATTTTCAAACATTACACTCTTTGGCATTTAACAGATTAGGACTCAAAGAAGAAAACGTTATGCAGGATCTTAATTACAAGGCCATAGGTGATACTTGTGGCATACAGATAAAATATGCATCTTATGAGACCAATAATTGGAACGGTATATTCTCATCAGATAGCGAGTATCTAGGATTGATAAACTTGGCAAGAGTTAAACAGATACCTGTATTGGATCAATTGGATCTCAACGAACATTTATCTAAGATAGAGAGAAACAAATTAGATGCGATAGAAAAAGAGATAAACAACTATAAAAAAACATACGGTCTTATTGATTTTACAGATATGATACAGAAATTTTTGGATAAGAAAGATATACCAGAGTTTGATGTGATATTTGTGGATGAAGCACAGGACTTATCACTGATACAATGGTCTATGATTAATACCATAGAGGAACATACCAAATGTGATGTGTGGGTTGCAGGTGATGATGACCAGGCTATATTTGGTTGGGCTGGTGCAGATGTTGATTCTTTTATCGATTACAACGCAACAGAGATACCTCTTACAAAATCTGAAAGAGTGCCAAGTATTATACAAAAAATAGCATTAGATGTCATCGATAGAATACAAGATAATAGGATTGACAAAGAATATTTTCCAAAATCTGAATCTGGTGAGATACATGAGAGATATAAATTATCAGACATAGATATGTCCACAGGTGATTGGTTGATATTAACCAGAACCAAATCATTATTAAGACCAATACCAACTTATCTAAAAAAGAAAGGTTTATTTTTTAATACAGCACAGGGAAATAGTGTTGGTAAAAGTTTGTATGAAGATATACAATATTGGTCGCAATTACAGAAAAAAATCGTTCTTCCTGACATACAATTACAAAGAATAAAAGAGAGAATAAAAGGTCCCATGAATCTATCATTAAAATGGTATGATGCATTTAACAATGTATCTGACAGTCAGATAACATACATGAAACTATTGTTACTTAACAATGAAGATCCAACAAAAGACGCAAGAATAAAAGTATCTACCATACATGGTGCAAAAGGTGGTGAAGCAACTAATGTTGTTTTATTTTTAAATCACACAGCAAATACGATCAAAGGAGCAAAAAAATCTGTATACAAACAGGATGAGGAATATCGTGTTTGGTATGTAGGTATCACAAGAACCATGAAAAATTTATATCTAATAAAATCACAGAACAAATCTAAGGAGTTTAAGATATGAGAGATGATCTGATGGTGCAACAACAAGTCATAAACGTATGGCAGCACATGGTGGGTGTCATCTGTCTCAATCAGACCGGACGGAAGAAGGTCAAGAAACTACTACCATCATTCTTTGAAAGATTTTCTACAGCAGAAGAACTATTGGAATCAGATAAAGAGACGATAGCAGAGATGTTAAAAGAGTTAGGTATGAAGAATGTCAGAGCCCATAGGATATGGAGGATGTCACAGGAGTATCTGACATGGGATGGTAAGGACGCAACAGAATTATTTGGTATAGGTAAGTACGGCAGTGACAGCTACAGGATATTTTACAAGAATGAGATACCGGATAATGTGCAAGATAAAGAACTTAAACGATATATAAGGGAGGAACTAGATGTCTAAAAAAAATAGAATGATAGATGATACACCAGAAAAAGAAAATCCATACTTAAAACAAGTTTCGGGTACACACTATATGTATATGGAGATACAACCGGCAGAGTTTGTAAACAAGAATAAATTGCTTTTTGCGGAGGGTAATGCTATAAAATACATATGCAGACACTCTCACAAAGGCGGGGTAGAGGACATAGATAAAGCCATACATTATTTAGAAATGATTAAAGAAAGAGATTACAAATGATATTTAAAGCACAGACAGAGTGGGTCAAACCCACAGAATTTCCTGATCTAAGATTCTGTGATGAGATAGCAATTGATTTAGAAACACATGATCCAGAATTAAAAACAATGGGGTCAGGTTCTGTGGTTGGTAAAGGTAAGGTTGTGGGTATCGCTATTGCAACGGATGGATATGCAGGATACTTTCCTTTCGATCACGAGGGTGGTGGCAACCTGGAAAAAAATAAAGTAATTCAATGGTTTACAGATCTTTGTGCATCTGACTCCATAAAAATATTTCACAATGCGATGTATGATGTGTCATGGATCAGGTCAATGGGTATAAAAATAAATGGAAGAATTGTTGACACTATGATCGCAGCATCTTTGGTAAATGAAAATAGATTTAGATATGATCTTGGATCATTAGGTTGGGATTATTGTGGCCAAGGTAAGAATGAAACAGAATTAAATAATGCAGCAAAAGAGTGGGGAGTAGATCCCAAGGCAGACATGTGGAAGTTACCATCAATGTATGTTGGTAATTACGCTGAACGTGATGCAGAGTTAACACTAGCACTGTGGAAGGTTATGCAAAAAGAAATAATAGATCAAGACCTACAATCTATTTTTAATCTTGAGACAGATCTGTTTCCTTGTCTGGTTGACATGAGATTTCTTGGTGTGAGAGTTGATGTTCAAAAAGCTCATACAATGAAGCAACAGCTAGCATCAGAAGAAAAGCAACTCCTGCAACAAGTAGAAAAAGAAACAGGGATAGATACTCAAATATGGGCAGCAAGATCGATTGCCAAAGTTTTTGACAAACTAAATCTACCCTACGAGAGAACTGCGAAAACACAAGCTCCTTCATTTACTAAAAATTTTCTTTCTACTCATAAACATCCTTTGGTACAATGTATATCAAAGGCAAGAGAGATAAACAAGGCACATACAACATTTATAGATACAATAATAAAACACGAACACAATGGTAGGATTCATGCAGATATAAATCAGATCAGATCAGATTCTGGAGGAACAGTAACAGGACGTTTCTCTTATAGCAATCCTAACCTACAACAGATTCCTGCTCGTAACAAAGATTTAGGTCCATTGATCAGATCCCTCTTTATACCTGAGTCTGGTTGCGAGTGGGGATGCTTTGACTACAGTCAACAAGAACCGAGACTTGTAGTACACTATGCATCCCTAGATCAAGACACAAGCGTCTTTGGTGTCAAAGATTCCTACCAAGATGGCGACGCTGACTTCCACACAATCGTTGCAAAGATGGCAGATATACCAAGAGATCAGGCTAAGGTTATTAATCTTGGTCTGTTTTATGGTATGGGTAAGGCAAAATTACAGGCAGAATTAGGTGTATCAAAAGATAAGGCTGAGGAATTATTCTCTATCTATCATGAGAGGGTACCATTTGTGAAAGCCCTTACCAGATCGGTATCTAACAGGGCACAGCAACGTGGACAGATAAGAACTCTACTTGGAAGACTTTGCAGGTTTCACCTATGGGAACCTAATCAATTTGGCATACATAAAGCTCTGCCATTTGACCAAGCTCGCCAGGAATATGGAGCAGGCATCAAGCGTGCTTATACTTACAAAGCTTTGAATAAATTGATTCAAGGATCTGCTGCAGATATGACAAAAAAATCAATGTTAGAATTATATAAAGAAGGTATTGTGGCACATATACAGGTCCACGATGAGTTGGATATTTCTGTAGAAGATGATAAAAAAGCAAAACGTATAAAAGAAATTATGGAATCCGCAGTTAAGTTGGAGATACCTAATAAGGTAGACTATGAAAAAGGAGGCAACTGGGGGGACATAAAATGAGGAGTAACTATGTCTTATTTAAATGCAAACATACCAGTAGAGTATGCACAAATACGAAGAGAATATTTATATGATCTTAAAAAACATCATGGAGAAGTTGAAGACTGTATTATCTTTGGTCTTAGCTCTATTTCAGGTCGCGCTATCTTATTTCATGCAATTATGGAAAATGGCGCAATCTTTTATCGCCTACCAATTACGGCTTTTATTCAACGTGGTTTTCAACCGAAAGCTGTTCCAACCAGAAGAATTGATGAACTTCAGCTTTGGAACTGTTTTAGTTATTATCCTTCTGTTCATATTTGGGATTTAATACAGGGCTCTGCCGGTAAATATATCGGTAAAGATAAAAAATGGCATCACGGTAAATATTTATTTACCGTTGACTTTGCACATCCAGAGAGTAATATATTAGACGTAGAACATTCAGAGATACCGCACGAACACAAGTGCGCACACATAATTGCATTAGATGATGGTAATTATGCGGCACAGCCAAACAATAGATGTATATGGGACCTACCTTCATTTACCGTGAAGGACAATATTCCTGACTGGAAAGTACAAACTTCAGAATGGAGTGTAGAGGACTCTGGCAAATGGAAAACAGAAGATACCGATAGGTTCTTCTACGAGATGGAGGAGAAAAAAAATGATTAAAGGATTTATAAGAAAATGGATTTTAAGACCCATTAAAAGACTTAAAGATAGATTTTTAAAATGACAACTTGTAAGACGTGTCATCATCCTTGTCATTGTCAACAAGATTTACACGCAGATGAGTATGGTATCTGTACTTGTGACGAATGTAACTGCAAGAAAACTTATAAAAAAAGAAAAGATTATGACACTGACATGTCTTATGAGAATGAGGTTAGAAAAAGTAATGGAGATTAGTAAGATGAATTATTATTTTACAGGCATACTTATTGTGTTGATGACATTACTTGCTTTCTGTGGTGGACCTGCACGCGCAGGTTCTACTCAAACCAATACCTCTGGATCTAACACTGCGATCGAGGGAGGATACACATCAACAGCAACCACGACATATCAATCAGGATCTAGTTCAACAAGCACAACAAATAATACAACAAACTCAGATATCAAATCATCTCCACCTTCAGCCTCTGCACCATCATACAATTCTATGACACAGGATGTATGTAGTACAGGTGCGTCTGTTGGTGTTCAAACATTTGGTTTAGGTTTTAGTGGTGGTAAACATTTTATAGATAAGAATTGTGAAAGATTAAAACTAGCTAGAATACTTAATGACTTTGGTATGAAAGTTGCAGCCGTGGCCATACTATGTCAAGATGAGAGAGTATTTGAATCCATGATTCAAGCAGGCACACCGTGTCCGATTGATGGCAAGATAGGTAAAGAAGCTCAAGCTCTATGGTCTAAGTATGATAATGAAAGACCAGACTATGATATATATGTAAAACGTATGAAGGCCAGAGAGAGAAAAGAGGAACAATTAGAAAAACAAAGATTAAAAGAAGAATTAAAAATGTCAAAAGAATTAGATAAGGTGGATGAAGAGACTGCCAGAGAGATAGCAAGAAAAAAGAAGGACATAGAATGGAAAGAACCTAAATAATGCCTAGACCTGTTCGTAAATGGATTGTTAGATTACGGATGTGGTATGCAGATATGAGGGGACATCATGGAAAAAAATGGAATTATGAACCAGGTGATTGGTACATGGGAAGGAAGAAAAAATGAGTAAACAACCATTAACAATATCAGAATCGGCTGCCGTGCAGATGCCGATGAAGACCGTAGCTAGTTTAATTATTCTCGTAGCAATGGGCGTATTCGCATACACTGAGCTAACGGCTAGGCTTGTATCGTTAGAGACATCTCGTGAATTGTTTGAGAATGATTTGCTTAAGAAGTCCGAACAGGTCCCCGTCGATCAGGAACAACATTTTTTGTTGGAGGATCTTTATAAAAGTGTAGAGCAAATTGAGACGCGGATCGAGGATATGATGCACAATAAAGTGAATATCCAATTTATACAAAAACAAACCGAGA